CATAGTTTCCTATTCTTCTACCGCCTCGTAAGATTGCCATTATACTTTGTGCCTTTTTCTATTTTTTAAATGAGCTTGTTCTATTAGTGTTTTACTTTGTCCGTAATATTCAACTGCGTGTCCTTTTGTACACATCAACTTATTAATATTTATATTGTTAACAAATATCTCCCCTAATATTCTACCAAACTTACCTGTTTCTGAATCTTTGTGAGTTTTTATGACTATTTTACCTTTTTTTAGATTATCTTGTAGAAATTTTTTAGATAATAAACCATATTTTTTCTCTGTTTTATCTCTAGTTCTACTTTCTGGTGTATCAATACCAAATAGTCTTACACGACTTTTATACATTATATCAAAACCTAAATCTATCACCACATCAATTGTATCACCATCAACCACTTTTGTTACTTTATTTACTCTATAACTAAAATCTGTGGGGTCACCTAACTTTGCCATATTACTCCAATATTAATTTCTTTATATGTCTATTGCCTAGACTATCTGTTTCTATTTCTGCTTTAGACTTTAGGCATTGATATTGAACACTACCACCACCTTTTAATTGCCTTTCAGCTATCCTTTTTCCTTTCAAACATACGCTCATACTCTCTTGTATTCTATGCTCCTTAATTTCTTGATTTACAATCATTAATAAAGCAACAACTGTTTCTACAATCATTTTTTTTAATTACCGTTTTTATAAACAATATCCCTATTAGCATCCTTTAATTTCTCAATATCTTCTAACATCTTCTCTACTTGTTTTTGTAAAAACTCAATATTCACTTTGTTTGTCATATTTTGTTCAAGGTTTTTTTCTATTTTCTCCACACTACCATACAAATCCTCAATCAACATAAATTGCTCGGAGTCGGCAGGTAAACTACCCATTTCACCTCTAGGCCATTTGATTCTAAATTCTGTATTTTTCTCTAAATCACTTTGCATTAAAGTGAGTGTAGTTGAGTGTTGATTCAACTTTTCAGTTATACCAAAATAAGACCACACGCCAATACCAACTGCCCCGATTATGGCAAGCATATTACGGACTGGCATAGAAATAGCCGTGTTGTCGCTTATGTCCATTCTTTTCATAAAATCCTTATATTTTTCTTCTACTATCAGCGAACACACCACCAAGACTTCTTTTCTTAAATTGTGCTACAGGTAGATAAATTGCTATCGCCATCTCATCTACATCTATTCGCCTAAAACCAGATTGTACATTACTATACAAATATTTTTTTATTGCTGGTCTAATTAAATTTATACTGGCAACATCACCATAACCTGCAAGTAATTTAGTAGAGCTATCAAACTTTGCATTTGTAGCAAACTTTTGCATACGCTCTAATAATCTAAATCTCAATGGGTATGGTAAATAATGAAAATTTAAACCCATAAAACCACCTTTAATTGTTTCTAGTGGTAATACTAATGGGAATGTATCGTAAAACGGAAGTGTCTTTTTGTATTTTGGGTCATAGACAAATAAGTTCATACGACCTGCACTTGGTGATTGATTGACTTTACCTTGACTCATCAATTTTCTTTGAGAGACCTGGTCTACAATCAATGATACTGCATTACGATACCAACTGGCACCTCTTAATGCGTTACCTTGCAAATCCTTTAGTGGTTCAAATATATTTTTCGCCATACCACTATTTATATGCCTTTTCCAATAAAAAACCCACCGGTATCGCTACCGGTGGGTCAAAGTTTCTAAAGCGGAGAGATTACTCTTCCTCTGCCAATTTACTGAAATAATCTAATGTATCATCATCTGAATCATCAATTTTCATTTCACTTGACGAAGGCTGAGCGACTTCAGCACTTTTCACAGGTGCAGCTGGTTCAGCAGGCGGGAGGTCTGCCGTTTCAACTGTTTCTGTGCTTTGTGAACCTGATATTACCCTATGAAGTTTACTTTTAAGTTCATCATAAGACTTGAAGTTATCAGCGGCCACAAAAGGTTTCAGAGCGTGTTGTTTTTCCCAAATAGCCTTGATGTCATTATCTGACTCTTTGATTTGAGATACACCCTCAAACTCGGATTTGTCATAGTTCCAATAACCATCAACTTTTCTTAATTTCAGTTTAAAGTTTGCACCTTTCCAGAAATCAAATGGGTTGATAGGCTTTTCATCTTCAAAAGCCGGTTGCATTGCTTCGGTAATCTTATCAAAGATTTTTTTACCAAACTTAAACAAGAATACTTTACCCTCATTTTCAGGATGTTTAGGGTCGCTAACAACATAGATGTTAGAATAGTAAGATAACTTTCGTTTTCTTTTTCTAGCAATCTCTTTGTCGCTATCAACGCCAGTATTCCATAATCTTGTATTCTCTTCCGACACCGGGTCTTTTTGACCTAATGTAGTTAAAGAGTTTTCAATATACCAACCACCTTTATCTTGGAAAGCATGAGACCACACTCTCTGCCATGGCATATCTTCACCATTGGCTGCTGGTAAAAATCTAATAACAGCATAGCCGTTACCAGTTTTATCCATCTCTATTTTCCAGAAACGGTCATCTTGATATTTGTTTTTGTTTGCTTGGTCCTCTGGTTTTAGATTTTGTTCCAGAGCTTTGGTAAGTTTGTCAAAGTTACTTGACGAGGTTTTTAATGTTTCGAAATCCATATTAGTTCTCCTATATTTTCGTATTTGTGTTACCTGTATTATCGGTATCGTTATTATTTATAAGACTTTTCACTTTGCTATTATATAATCTAATAGTCTTATCATAAACAATATGCGTCCTTCGTGGGATTTATTGGTTTACCCACAATCTTCCAGGAAGAGTCCAATCTGATGCTAGATAGGTCCCTACTCAAAACTAAACAAGGTGTCTTCAGCCATTCGGCCATAACCCTCCTTGCCCATGCCTTTAGCCCTCTTAAGCTATGTTCAGCCAGAAGGATTACTATACTTGCAAATATAATAACTTTACGCATATTGTCTATTAATATATCATAAACCAGCCAAATTGGCAAGTCTAGGATAATCTATGTAAGATAAATTAGGATACTTATCCCATTCTGGTATTGGTTGTGCTGTCTTACCATCACCTTTATTTACCTTATAAAACTTTGTTTGTCTATTCCAAGAGAATAGTTGTGACCATTGATTGACCCAATTTACATGAGGTGTGGGTCCTTGTTCAGTAGGTACATAATGTTTGGTACCTGCATATAAATTATTGACCTTTTGTGTATCTGATACTAGGTCATGGCCTATTAAATATACCTCATCTGGTGTTTCGTTCTTACAAGCCACATAACCTGACATGGGACCAGCTGCCCACCCTAAATCACTATTTTTTGGACATATATCTTTTAAGTTGTTTGATTTATCACCATCATAAATCCAACTTACATAACTATAACTCTTATTAATATTTTCTTTTACTTTATCACCACCTCTACGCAATATGGTAACTATACCTGATAGATTAGAACCGTGCATTACAAACTCTGTAGCATTACCTTTTTCATTTTCATATAAACCGTCCCATTCTTTTTTAACTTCTTCTACTTCAGCTAAATTTAAACCTGCGTGTAACATCATTTGGTAGTGATGTTCAGGTACTTTTGTCCAGTTTCTAAACCAACATTCTACTTCTTTTGCAAAACCACTTTGGTATATTTCGTGCATAATACCATTATCAACACTAATTAAAACATCTGGTTTAAAATCTCTGTATAAGGCATTACAACCATAGATACGACCTTTATTTCTTAAAGACTCTAAATTAAAATCTTTTCTACTACTGCCATTACCTATACAAAAAACTTTTTTCATCCTATCTCTTTTACTTTGTCTTGACATTTTCATGCCAATGTTTAATATTTCTTCTTCTTTTGGCCATTCTTCATCAAAGTATTTAATCGTCATCTTCACTTATAGGGTCCATATCATCAAGACCTTTTAATTTATCTTCATATTTTAAAATTATATTACTTAATCTTTGAGCTGGCCAATTTGCCTGTACCATTTCATCTCTTAATTTTTTTAAATCATTTAGTATTTCTTCTACCATAATTTAAATCTTTCTAACTTCTCTAATATCTTTTTGATAGGTTCATAAACTGTCCATATATCTCTTATATGTTTATCTAGTTTCTTATTTAACTTGTCTATCTTTTTTTCTATTCTATCTAATTGTTCTTTGTCCATACTTCTTTCATAATCATTTTACATTCTGTTTCATTATACTTCATAAAACCTTTTAACTTGGCCATCTTAAATGCGATTTTAGGCCAGACAACTCTTTCAGAAATATCTTTAGACCAATTTTTACTATACGATAGAATTGAATCAAGTATGATGGCGGTCTGGATATTAATCTTCCGTTGTATAAGTAAACGCAAAACTGGTGGATGTTGTCCGCCAGATATGCGAAAGCCATCATTAAACCGAATATTAAGAGAGCTAAACCTATTAGCAAGTGATGAGCAATCATTCCTAAAATGGTAACCAACTGCGTCTTGATACTTCTTATACTCCAAATAGTTCCCTTTGCCATCATTTTCTAATAAACTCTTTACCCATTTCTTATCATCTTTTGCAAAATTGGCAACGAAAAAATCCAATATTTCATCTTGTTTATACCGTGTGCTAAGTTTGTGAAAAAAATACCTATCATTCCTACTTGTAAATGTATCCAGTTTCGCATTGACTTTACCCTCATACTTAATATAATCATATGTAGGCGAAGTAAAATGTAATTTAACGGCCAAGTAAGTTTTATATACTTCAAATCCACCATACATACTTAAAGTTTATATTCGAAATTTTGTGTTTCATCATTTATATGAATCTGTTTTGCACCATTAGTAATATGAAAGTGTGTTGCCATTGGCGTCAATGGTGATAAAGTTACCAATCTCTTATACTTATGTTCTATTACCCAATCTCTCAATTTATTAATTATCTCTCTACCTGCACCTCTTTTTCTTGACCATACCGTATATGCTATTGCAATATCACCACCATCTACCCTTGACATATAATCCATCTCTCTCACGGTAAATGGTACTTCAGGACAAAATGCAACACAAACTATAGCCTCGATATTGTCATCATATTGTAGACCAAATATCTTTCTGCCATTTGTAATTCTAAAACCTAATGTTAGTTCAGGTCTTACAGGATCCTCTGATACATCAATGTCATCTAGTTCTACTAGTTTTGTGCCTTTTACCCATTTAAAGAAGTCATGTAAATTATATTTCATATAGGAAGTTTACCTTGTGGAGCTGCACTACTATTTTTAAGTAGTTTTAGATTTACTGCTTCTACTTTGATTTTTTCTTTAAGTGATTTTGATATTAGATTACCAACTGTGCCTGGGTCTAATTCATTTTCTTTACAAAATTCAAGTATCGCATCCATATAAGAACATCTTTTTTGTTTAGATATGCCCTCTATTTTCAAACTAAATTCTTTACTATTCATACTTCATTATACCATATTTTATTCAAAATGTAAAGCGTGGGTTTCTGTTGCAAGGTACCCACAAACCCCGGTTGCCTAATTAGGCAGCCATAGCAAATTGATTATTGCCATTTAAAAATGCGTTTAAGTTCGCCAACTATTACTCTCTGATAAACTTTTCAGCACCTGTCGAACCTATCACACCCCCCATAAGCACACCATGATGTGTTTATGGTGGAGGTGACCGGTACTGCCCCGGTGTCCAGCCTACCTATTGCATTTATCGTCAACAAGTAATTCTATGTAGAAATCGTGCTACTATCTTCTAGCATTTTTTCTAATTCTTCTCTACTCATTTCAGTACAACCTAAACTTTGTATCTGGCCATTAATACCATATGTGTCCATGTATATACCAAAACCATTTTTTAAAGCAGTAAAGTTTTGTTGCACATATGTTTCACATTTTACTCTATCATAAAAAAATATCTGTTGATGATATTTTGGTACTACTAAACCAGTATCCAAGTTTAACATCATAATAGTAACAAAGAAAAACTTTGTCATTATAAACTCAAACCAGGAAAAGCTAGTTCAAATGACCTGTATAACATACAACTTTCTTCACCAGATGGTGATGTAATAACTGCCATACTTTGGTCTCTATCTTTGTTTATAAAATAGCTTACCATATAAACAGGTTTTCCCCATTCTTGAGCATTCTCTTTACCTACTGATAAAGACTCTAACTCAAATTCATTATGTATCAGATATTCATTAACGGCGTCTGTCGTGCCACAAATTGTTGGTAATTGTGACCATTGAAGTCCGTCATATTCTGTTGTTGGTTTATGGTCAGCGTAAGCTATACTTGAAAGACCGAGTATTACTGCCGCTAACACAAGAAATTTTTTCATTTCTTTTTCCTCTCTTTTTAGGG